GTCACCCATTGCTTTCGCAAAAGTTGCTCCGCACAAATAGGCTAAAGCCACTCTCGTCCTGGAATTAGTGGATGACGTGTTGAATGAGCCACTCTTCTGTATTCCCGGCAGCACCTGTTCCCAGATTTCACCATCAGAAAAGACATAACATGTCTTGCTGAGCAAGATTGCTCTAGCTCTAAGCAAGTGTTCCCAGAAGTCGGTTCTTACCTCATTAAGACGGACCCGAACTTCGGTATCAATATCCAATAGCCATTGTTTCTGGTTCATGTCATAGGATGACACATCGGTGCTGTAAAACGTTCCTTCCGGGATGTTCTTTGCCAAGCGCAAAGCCCCTTCGTCTGTAAGAGACAACCCAGGCAAGGAAGGGATTGAGTCCCACAACTCAATCTCTTTCTTGTTCTGAGGGGCTGATATCAGTCTTTCAAGCAACTGATCGCATAGGGCGACGTTACAAATGAGCCGCTCTCTACCCTGTTCAAGTTTCTCTAGGGGGTGAGGCTCTTGCTTGACAAAGACTGAAACCAGGTCCTGCAAACCCTCATCAACCGTTTCCAGTGGATTCATGGCTCGAATATCCTCCAAGCTCAACTCTGATATGCGCTTGATCCGGTCATAAACTCGGTGGGCAATCTGAGGAGCAAGGAATGTTAAGACATCTCCCGTAGTTTTATATTCGTAAACATAAGGGACTCCAGGATTAGCCTCTACATTGATAGAGCCATATTTAGGGTCTGAGTTGATCACTCTTACGATTTCGTCGTAGCAGTTACCTGCGTGGAGGTATTGTTTTGTGCTTGGGTATTCGGAGACGAGGCGTTTGATGACTTCCGATTTCTGTTCCTCCGTCGGTTCCGCCCCCTTTGTCCGCCTTGCGGCGGAGTTGCGGATACTTCTTTTCTCGACATCTGATCCACGACTAGGGAATTCAAAACCGAATCCTGCCGGGCCAGTCTTTCTTGGAATGCCTTTCGCGTCTCTGCGAGGAGGTTTGACATAGTCTCCAGTTGGCCGGAAATATTCTCTGCCCTCCCGGCCTGAGGGCGTCGGTAGTTTAAACACGGCATTGGTGGATTTCCATTTCTTTCCCTGACTTGCTCAACACCACTTACTCGAGATATTGTGATGGTGGGCACAGTCTCATCGCAAGTCTCCTTGTGTGGGAAGAAGTTCTCGCTAAAGTCAAGGAAATCCTCATCTTGGAAGTCATAATCATCATCAGCCCATGCCGGGTTAGGACCTGTATACTGAGTAGAACTAGTAGCAGGTTGGGGGCCTCCTGAGAAATAAGCCATGCCTAATGCTTGGCTTATTCCTGGACTTGGTCGGTCCACACTGCCGTGCCTGTGAAACTGGTCAAAAGCGTCGCTTCTGGCTCGGGCTTGATCCTGCTCATGTTCCTCGCGAGACATTTGATATGGCCTATCTTCCCGCGAATCTTTCCATGGTTCTGTCATATATCTCTCTTCCTCATCTTCATATATGTAGACGCCATGTTTCCGGTTGGCCCCGTAACTCTCAGGTCTCGGATGTCGGGTACTGGGTACGAAATAATTAGTCCTACCAAGCTCAGCTGAGCCACAATGGGTTCCAACTACTTTTCCTCCAGACATCAACGGTGACCCTGATGAACCAGGCCGAGTGGAAACGGAGTGTTTCCAAAACGGACCTATCCAGGGACCTTCAATAGATCCATTGGCTATCTCATATCGACCATTATCCATGGAAAGCACTGTTATAGTTCCGTCTATTCCGTCGCGTGAAGTAGTCGATAAAGAAGACATTCCCAAGACAGAAAAGAAGGAAGGAGGAGGCAACAGCACGGCAGTATCAGAGTAAGCCGACTCTAACTTAAAATCATTCACGTTAAAACTTTTCGTAGTTTTCTCCGAGGTTATGTTGAAGCAGAACTCCGGTAGTTTCAGCAGTTCCTCGTAGACGTGTTTGGCCGTGTGGAGGCACTGGCCTATGCGGTATGCAAAGCCTATGCTCTTCTTGACTCCGTCAACTTCCTTAACGAAACAACAGGTTCCAGACAAGGGCTTGTCCAGACTAAAGAAACCAGATCCACTAACTGCTGATTCCTTCATAGGTACTTCCCTCACTCGAGCTTCGTCGAAGATTCTTTTCCGAGCTTCGAAAGGGAAAATGTACACTTGGTTTGAATCGGGTTTGTCAAATCCAACTCCATATGAGGACAAATAAATGTCCGCAGCAGAAATGTATATGGGTTCTTTAGGTGGCACAATACCAGAAACAGCCTTGTCAACAGCAGCCTCAATTGCTCTCGCAAGATACCGCCGGAACATGGCTCTCACCAGTAAGAGTACCAGTATGGCCGCCATTACTACGGCCATCAATGCTAAGTTGTGATGGAGTAATGCCTTCACAAAACTTAACGCATAAAGTGCGTTTCTGACTTCCTTAAG